TTACAAACCGCGTTTTTCCTTGCCTAGTAGCTTATCATACAGGGCTTTATCTTTCTCAAATAGTTCATGTCTACGCTTGTAGCCCATAGCTTTAAACTCTTCAAGGGTCACAGCTTCCTCTTCATAAGATTTTGAAATACTTTCTACGTTCTTGGCAAGCCCTTGCAGTAAGTCAGCTTGTCTCTTCTCTTCTTCGATTTCTTGAAATAGTTGTTTATGTTCATCTTTCATTATTGTTCTCCTTCAAATAAATTGATACGATTCACAAAATACGCTAAATCATCACTCGGATCTAAATAGCGGTGTTGGTTTCCCATATAACCAGCTACACCACTGTAAATGTAAGGCTTACTTACTCCACTATATTCTGGTGACGTATTCAGGCGGTCAAATAACTCTTCGATACCTGTTTCTCTTACCTCATCCGCCAATCTTTTAGCAGTATTTTTGTAGTTTTCGTTATAATTTGCAATCAACTCCAGAAGCTCAATAGATTTCTGTTTGATTTCTTGACGTTGGCGTTTCACTGTTTCATCTTGCTCTAATGCTGTTTCTAAATAACCTGAGGCATTGATTTTTCTAGCGTCTGCCACGATTGAGTCAATTCGTTCTTTTTCGAGTTTAGTTCTTTGTGCTTTCATATCAGCAATATACTTTTCTTTTGCGTTTATAGCTTGAAAATCTTCAAAAGTTTGTAAGTCCGCTTTCTTAGCTTTAATAGCCTTAACTTCTTGCTCTGCTTTCTTGATTTCCTCATCAAAGCGATCAAAAATCTCTAATTGAGTCCGTACTTTGTCCATCTGGTTTTTGACTTCTTGCAATGTTGGCATTTCTTTTTCCTCCAATCTTTCCAAAAACAAAAGAGGCATAGCCAAAATAGATTACTCTACTTTATGCTATACCTCTGATTTTTTCAGTCAGTATTCTTTTTAAATATTGTTGTTTTAGATTCCACGCTGGAGACAATCTCACCGTCTTGTATTTTAAGCGTGATACTCCCAAACCTTGGAACCTCTAACAGTTTTATTATACCATAATTTCTAAAATAAATAAAGCCTTCTTGTATCTCCATATTTTAGCCTTTCATGTTATTTGTATAGAACCATCACACTGGTTAGTGTATCCATATCCTCACTATTCCCCACTGTTGCCTTTGTATATTTCACGTCAATAACTTCAACGTCTGCCATAAAACCATTTACCTGGCTTTCCAAATCCCAAAGGGCTTGCTTGTATTTCTGATAAAATAGTTTAATTTTCATGTTGTTTTTCCTCTTTCTGTTTTTAGGGTGTCACTAGTAGTTACACCATTGCAAGGGGGTCGGTACTATCTACCCCATTTTGTTTAAATGTTTTAGTGTTTATCAGGTACTGTTTTTAGTTCATCAAGCTCTTTAAAGACTATTTCAAAACCTTCCTGAATCCGTTCGATGTTTTTTATTGCTTACTATAGCGTTATGGTTCGCATTCTCAATAAAGCCATCCAGCGCCTCACTGATCCGCTCAACGGTTTCTTCTAGTCTAATCACTCTTTGACAAATGTTCATCGCCATCTGGTTTGCTCCTTTTTTCTCTTAGATTAGGTTTTGATTAGGTTTAAACCTAACCCACAAAAATCCTTTCATATCAACGTTTTTAAGCGTTTAGGTTAGGGTTAGGTTTACTTTTCAAGTTCGCGCCTATATAACACGTTTATATTTATTTTTTTATATAGAGATATTAGAAATAAAACCTAACCTCCTAACCTAAATACTCGCAAAGACTTTTATATCAACGTTTACAAAGGTTAGGTTTCAGGTTAGGTTTCAGGTTAGGTTTTAAATTCACACCTAACCTAAATTGCTACAAACCTTGTTGTTATTGATTTTTTAGTATTTTAAAACCTAACCTAAATCTTCATCTTCTAAATGTATTCCCCATACACCTTTGTTAATTCTATTACGGTGAAAACCTTGTGGATCAAGTGCTTCATAAAACTTAGGGCTAACCGTTCCATTCTTTGAAGTGTACTTATAAGGGGTTGATTTCTCTAATAATGCTATGACTGCATTGCTAAATTGTCCAAGTTTAGGTTTATCTATCCCAATATCTTCAGCAAACTCTTTTAATTTATTTCTTGCAATAAACATTGGAACATGGTTTATTGCATGCCACCCGTTTGGTATGTAGAAATTCTCTACCCAAACTTTGATATAATCGTTATCGTTTTTGTACTTGCTAAGCATTTCTTTTACCGCTTCAGGTTCTATAAAGCTATCAAAATCTGGCATATTTAAAACTTTAAACAAAACCTACTCTAGCAGCTCTTTGTTCTTTATAAATCGGTCTTTGATTTCATGACGTTCTTTCTGACCGTTAAAATCTGCACGGAAAGGAATGATACAAAGCCGTCTATACCACCCCATGGTCTTATTTCTAGCTCTAGGCAAATCATTGCCCGAAAAGATACACAATAGTCTGAAACGTGCTTCCACGGGTTGTAAGCTTTTTTTATTGACCTGCACTGGATCTCCACTAATTACACTCATAAGGTCAGAAACTTCATCCAGGTACTTGTTAGAAATATCATCTCCAATATTACAAACCTTTCCTTCCAAAGCGCCTAAATAGAACTCTTTCCCAAACTGGTCAGGTTTCAAATTACTAATATTTGACCGTCCTATTAAATTCTCCAGCAAGGCTTGAAAAGTACCTTTTCCATTATTACCATCTCCAACCATTAGCACCATTTTCTTACGTGTTCGGTTGGGATTGATAGCCTCATTTATGACTTGCCACAATAAAGCTACAACTTCTTTATCGTTAACTGCTAAAGCCTCTAACCATCTATCAAAATCAAACCAACCATCTAAAATAGGCTTTCTGGCGCATGGATTGTATTCCGTTTGTATCTTACTGGTAATGACAAAATTAGGACTAAATTCCTCTAGTTTATGAGTTTTAATATTATAAACTCCATTCGCTACTGGAATATATCGATAATCGTCCAGCGGTGGTTTCATCTTAGTTTCTGTACGGATATAGGAGATAAGTTCTAAAAAGAACTTGTTAGAAGTCAAACGTGAGTCATATTTTAAAAGCAATTTTCGGAAAATGTCGTTACTTGATACATAATGGCCTAAATCCAAATGGTAAAGATATAACTTACTAATATCACTTATAACCCCCTCACCTATAAAGGTAAAATGGCAAATTTCCTGTAACGCTTTGGCTACGATTGCAACACTTGGTCGTGGGATTTCTACCCTTTCGTTTTTCTTTCCTTCATTGACGATATAGGAGTTTTCCTTACGCCATTGATCCCCAAGCTCCCAAATCCTACTATAAAGTTCCCACATCGTTCTAGGAGGTTGTTCTTGCTCTCTGACCTCCAAGATTTCACTTTTTAGGTTTGCTAATTCTTCTAGTTCTATGGTTCTAACCTCTCTTTCTATACTCAGCCCGTGCTATACTGCTAAAAGTGCGGTCTAGCTCTTCAATAGGCAATGGTTCAACTGTCACGCTATTTGCTATCTTTGTCAGTTCATAGGCGGTCTCTAGGTCACAATCAACCCACTTATTGAAGAGTAATCCCACAAAGCGTGTCAGCGCTACGTTGCGCCCTCCTTCGTCTCCAAATCCGTTGAAAAGCGTGTCAATAATCCTCATAGTCATTGACCTCTGGCCACTTACTCTAGGTTTATAACGCTCAGTAGTTCCTTGCTTCGCTCTTGGTTCAACCTTGGGGACTGGATAATCAAGTCCATGCTCTACAATCTTTTGATAAGTTGCTGGGTCGCCTGTTGTTACTGGTAGCCCTTGGAGTTGTGACCAGGTTAAACTGGCCATGTCAAAGGGTAGCCCAATCTTGTCAGCAATCTCTTTTACTACCTGCTTATAGGTTGCCTCGTTCATCACGTTGTTAGATTTCACCACAAGGCGAAAACGGGGCTTTTCTATGCTATGTTTGATAGTCGGGTATAAGATATAAGAGTAGCCAAACAAAGCGCTAGAAACGGCTTCTATGAAGCTCTCAGACGTCCCTTGTATATCGTCATAATCAAGGAAAATCAAATCCCGATAGATTAGACTGGTGTTGTTTCGCTTGTAACTGCCATTCTTTTCTGGTGTCACTTTGCCACTAATACAGTAAGGCGCTTGTATACGTTTAAATTCTTCAATGTTTGCCCCTTCAGGGACTACCAAAGGCTTAAAGCGTTCAATGTACTGGAACGGCTCCATCTTATCAAATGGATAGACAAGATTACTCTGGAAACCTCTAGCCTCATAAATTGTCATACTATCGCCCCTTTTTGCGTTTTTTTTAAACTTCTTCAGTAGCTTTTGTTCTTGGAACTGTTCCAAAGATCTGCCACGGTGCTTATACAATTTAATGTCATGATAATGACCTCCGCCTTGCGCTGGGTGTGTGTTATATCTACCCATTTTCCACCCCCATAAACCTACGAATGTCATCCACTAAATAAAATATTATTCTAGCACCATCGTCCGGTGGTTGATATCGTCTTAAACCCTGACTTTCCCACTTATTCAGCGTGTTGTCACTAATTTTTAACTCTTCTTTGAGTTCAACTCTATTTATTAACTTGGTCAATCTTGGCGGTACTTTCTCACGCGCTTCCAGGTATCTTTCCACTACCTCCAGAATGCCATGCGTCAAATCATGCTCACTTTCTCGGCTTAAGCTAAACATATCCGCCCACCTCCTTCAAGGTTTCTTTGTAGCTTTCTAGGTCGCTATTCATCAACACCGCTAGGCGCTTGCTCTCCTCCTGTACTTGGTTGTAAAAAGCCTTAGCGCCATCCAGTAACTCGCCTTTATTCGCCGGAATAAAGTACCCACTAAAAACGCCACATCTAACCCCTACAATAGGGATGTTGTGCTTAACTACTAGACGCTTGATAATGTCACGTACAGTTCTTTCTGTTAGCTTGGTTGTCAGGCTAATTTCTGACCCTGTTATGGAGTTCTCAGCCCCTACCTTGATTAGTCTTAAAACTCGCTTGTCATTCTCTGATAGACTCATCCAGTTCCTCCTCTCCTTTACTTTTATTCAAAAAGGTTATTTGTCCGCTCGCTACCCCTTGCAAAAAAGCTTTTTGAGTTTCTATGATTGTATCCAAGGTTTTACAAACAACTTCTTTAGTTTCTTTGTCTAAAAGTTGAGATGTTAGCACTCCTCTGGCTACTGCTATTCTGATTGTGTTATTCAAGCACGTTGCTAGAAAAATCTCTTTAGTAAAATAGGTTTCATCTAGTATTTTTTCAATATCAGGGTATAAATTCATTGTGTAACTCATTCCATCCCTCCCCATACGTTGACTCCTGCAAGCTGGATATATCGCCCATATTCAGGGTTTAAATCCTCGCTAGGTGTTTTTATCGTCTGTTGGTTTTCTCGCTCAATTTGGGCGCTTTTTTTGCGGTCTCGGTGGTTTAAATAAAGCAGTAAGCCAATCAAAATCACGATTAAGACAGCAGCCTGTGTGTTACTTATATCTAGCTCATTCATGTTATACCCTCGCTTGATAATTCTTAATATATTCCACTTGTTCAGCTCGCTCCATCTTCAAAAACTCATCCACCTCTTCGGGTGTTACCTTTCTATCTAAAAAATCAGAAATCAGTTGAAAAATGTTTGGATTTCTCTCCTTGATTTCAGCCATTTGTTTATCAAATTCTGCTTGTGTCATGTTGTCTAGGTCTAGTGTCATTGCATTGCCTCCTCAAACTTCTCTATAAGACAACTTTTATTTGCTTTCTGAGTTCCATTTTTAGAGTTAAAAAGAATATCTTTTAAGGTTACAGTAGCCCCTAAATACTCCTTTTCAGTATGTTCTATATACGCCTGTTGGTCTGCTTCGTTGTCAAAAAAGTGCTTAGCTTGGCGTTTAAAGAATGCTTTTCGCATAGCGTCCATTTCAAAAATACCAGGGGAGAAAAAGATTCCCGTAGTGCTTTTAGAGACCGCTTCGATTTTATGACTGTCATTCAATTCAGGGAGTTCAATCCAAAGTAAACGGGATAATTCTTCTTTGATGAATTTTGTCTGACTTGCCAATAACGAAAGTCTACTAAGCCCATTTTTTTCGCCAATTTCTTGCATTTCTGCGCTAATTCTGTTTATATGTCTAGTTAATTTCTCGTATGTTGTTTCTTCCATACTTTTACCTCTGTTTCTATGTTGTGTAATTGCCCTAAGGGCTTTTTAATGCCTTTTACTATCCAGGATATCCTCACACTCAAAGTTGAGCGATGGCGAGTGTGGGGATTTTGAATGGTTGTTTCTTATACAGTTTTTCTTGCCACTAGCCTCACGCTCTCGGTCGCCAAATTGAAAGCGTGAGAAAGTACCAGTTTAAAGAGTTGGCGCTCTATGCTTTTCAAAACCTTTTCTAATTGCTTGCCTGCTATTAGTTGTTATTGATTGATTAGTTGATTTTTGTTATAATTGAGATATAGAAAAAATATCTATACCCTAAATCTTGTCGCTTGCCTCGGTCGCTAAACTATCAGCAAGTGACTTTTTTATTGTCTTTTTTAATCTTCATGTCTAGGTTTTCTATAAATCAGTTGACGGTTTTCCACTAACTCAGCGATAAAAGCCAGATTATTGGCCGCATTTTCTATCAAGTCGTCAAGTACCCCTGTATTTTCAGGTAATGCCATAGCTTCAGCCATACTCACGGCATCATCTAGCCATGTTTTAAATTCTTTAAAGTTCATTTCTTTTCTCCTTTTTTTGTTATCAATCCCCAGTGGTAAAGCACCAGTGGAGTATCTTGTAGATGTAATATAGTATTGCGATTGGGTTACTCCTTTCTAGTTATGTCGCTTTTTAGGCGACTTTCTTGGTAAAAAAATTTCGCTAATCGATAACTCGAAAAAAGTACTTAGCGCAAACATTTCATCCAATGTAAAAGCCTTTTCTCCGCGTTCTTTTTGCCCATAAGAAGTAACTGATATTTTTAAATAATCAGCTAATTCTTGTTGAGAAATACCCTGTTTTTTGCGTAAAATCAACAGTTTTTCCTGCAATAACTTTCCCCTCCTTTTTTAGTTTTTTGTAAGTCGCTTATTAGGCGACAAAACTATATTATCGCTTTTTAAGCGACTTGTCAACAGTTTTTTTGTTAAAAATTAAAAAAAGTTGCTTTTTAAGTGACTTTTTTGTTATAATGAAAATACGAAAGGAGGGGATAACATGGACAATCTCGCTCAACACGTTGGAGAAAAGATAAAATTTTTTAGAAAAGAAAACGGCTGGACTCAATCTGTACTAGCTGAAAAAATGTCAACCAGTAAACAAACAATAAGTAAATACGAAAAGGGTATTATAAAGGTTAATCAAGACACAATTTTCAAACTTGCTGATATTTTCGGCGTGTCTATAGATAGCTTTTTCCCTTCTATCATTGAAGAAATTGCTACCACTTCCCCCATCCAATCCATCTATGACCAACTCACTCCACCAAGACAAGAAAAAGCCTTGACTTATCTTAAAAAGCAGCTGCTGGAGCAGAAAAACGAAAACATAGTATCAGAAAACATTATCAGTCTGGACGACTACAGAGAAAGCAAGACGCTCCCTGTTATCGGAGTTGTAACCGCCGGAAACGGGATAACCCAAGACGATAACCTAAACATAGAAAAATGCTTTTATACTGATGAAATACCAGACGACTATGACGCTATCGCTTATGTCGTCGGCAACTCCATGGAGCCAAAGATAAAGAATGGCGACTACCTATTTATCAAGAATACACCTCAAGTTGACTATAACACTATCGGTATCTTCCAAGTAGACGGCGCTAACTACGTCAAGAAACTGCGTCAAGGGTATTTAGAAAGCCTTAACCCTGATTGTGCTGATATTCAACTAGACGAAAGCAACGATATACGCACCATCGGCGAAGTCGTGAGTATATATAGAGAGAAATAAAAAACTCCCCCATATCCGCCAATAGCAACCCCATCCCATGGGTCCATTGTGCAAAAACGGGGGAAATTGATGAATAGAAAGCCGATTTTACAGACTAAAGCACAAAATTGGGCAAAAGTGCAACAAACATGAAGCGCATTGCTACTATTTTTCTTTTAGGGCTGCCGAAAGTGCCGAAAATGCGACCTATAGCATACCCACGCGCCACAATATCCAACAATCCTGAAGCGCGTGGAATTTACTTAGAAAATAAAAAATAGTTGATTTAACAACGTTTTTAGCCTACTTGGAATTTACTTGGAAAATAAAAAAGTACAAAAAAAGCGACAAAAAAGTTGATTTTTAATAAAAAAACGATATAGTTATATTAGAAAGTCGCTTGTAATTCTGATATGTCTGCGTATTTTTCGTAAGTTGCCTATTGGGTAACCTGCTATCAGTTAAGGGCTTTTATATTTTACAAAAAAATCAGTGTATCGGCTTATTATGTTGGTACACTTTTCTTTTTACTACACTAGTTTTCTACAACAAAAAAAGACAAGCTAGCTGCTGCTGACTTGTCTAATATCGCCTGAACTGAAATAACGGGAAAGATTCAGGCGGTTACATGACTAGTTTACCATATTATCCGGAAAAACAAAAAAGGTAAGTCAATACCCTGTCATCAGTCTATAATTCTCTAATGAAGTATAATGCGGTATAATTTAGACGATTTTCAACACTTTGGCATTTTAGGAACGCTTAAAGCGCTCTAAACAATATCAAAAAAATAAAACTCTTGAAATATTGGGGCTTGTATGCTAGAATGAAAGCATAAAGGGAAAAACAGTGCTTCTAGCATATGTAACTAAAAAGCCCCACCGTTACAGCGATGGGGTTTTTTGCTACCCTCTTAAAGGGTTAAATGCTACTTGCTACGTCTCTTTATCCATAGCTTGAAAAGCTCAGATAAGACGTTAACAAGTAACGGAGCTAGAAAAAGGGAAAACAACTCTAGCATATATAACACCTCCCTTCTCTAAATTGAGGGGGCGAAAACATTATATCAAAAACACCCATCACAAACAAACTCATATCAGCCCATATCTACTAGTTTTGTTGATGTCAACAAATGTCAACCACTTACAATATTTTAGAAAGGATACTTTATTATGGAACTCCAACAGTACGATGAATTAACTTTTGAAAATATCAAACACATAGACGAAAATGGAGTAGAATTTTGGTACGCTCGGGACTTACAAAAGACCCTTGAGTATACAGAATGGAGAAACTTTCTTCTAGTAATTGATAAGGCAAAGATAGCTTGCGATACCGCTAAAAACCCCATTGTAGAGCATTTTGTTGACGTCAACAAGTCAATTCCAAACGGTTATAACACAACAAGAGATATCAAAGATTTTAAACTTACCCGTTACGCTTGTTACCTTATTGTCCAAAATGGTGACCCACGAAAAGAAGTTATAGCACTTGGCCAAACCTATTTCGCGTTGAAAACTCGTCAACAAGAGCTACAAGAAAACTTTGACAATCTTACCGAAGAACAGAAACGCCTTGCTATCCGTGACGAAATTAAACATCACAATAAATCATTATCTGAGTCTGCTGGCAATGCTGGCGTTAAGAACTTTGGAAGATTTCACAACTCAGGATACAAGGGGTTATATGGTGGGCTAACTATGCAGGATATTCATAACCTCAAAGAACTAAACGAAGGGGAGCATATTCTGGATTTTATGGGGAGTGCTGAATTAGCTGCTAATTTATTCCGTGCCACTCAGACCGACGAAGTTCTACGACGTAGAAACATAAAAGGCGAAGATCTCGCAAATGATACCCATTTCAACGTAGGCCGAACCATTAGAAATACCATGAAAGAACTTGGAACAACCATGCCGGAGAATCTCCCTGCTCCTCGTGAAAGTATACAAGAGTTGAAAAGCAAACAGAAAGAACTTGAAAAACAAGCTGATAATAACCAACTTTCGCTCTTTGATGATATGTAATAGTGGGCAATATAAGCCCCATATCCGCCTTGTTTTCTACTCTGGTACAATTTACCGTCTGACTAATTAAAATCGAAAATAGGGGTATTCTCGTAGCCCCTCGCATGGTATAAACTCAAAATCTTTTCTAATTGCTTGCCTGCTGATGGAAAAAGGAGTAAAACCATGAAAATAACAGAATACACCAAAAAAGACGGTTCTACAGTCTATCGCTCTAGCGTCTACCTTGGTATCGATACCGTAACAGGTAAGAAAGTCAAGACGACTATATCAGGGCGAACCAAGAGAGAACTCAAAGCCAAAGCACTACAGGCTCAAATAGACTTTGAAAAAGGAGGGGCTACAGTATATAAAGCGGTGGAGATAAAGACTTACGCCGAACTGGTGGAGAATTGGCTAGAAACGTACTGCCATACGGTTAAAAAATCGACCTTAATGGGTACCAAATTCAAAATAGATAAATATCTACTTCCAGCTTTCGGAAATTATAGGCTGGATAAACTGACGCCCCCAATCATTCAAAAGCAAGTCAATCAATGGGCAAAAGACTATAATCAACTAGGCAAAGGATTCCAAGAATATCCGCTCCTTCACTCTCTAAACAAACGCATACTTAAATATGCCGTATCTTTGCAAGCTATCCCCTTTAACCCTGCCCGTGATGTTATCGTGCCACGTCGTAAGGAAAAAGAAGGGCAAAAACTGAAATATCTGGATGATGATAACTTAAAAAAATTCTTGACTTACCTGGAGCAGCTGCCAAACACTTACAAAAATTTCTTTGATACGGTGCTATATAAGACACTTTTAGCTACTGGTTTGCGCATTCGTGAGTGTCTAGCCTTAGAGTGGTCTGATATTGACCTAAAAAACGGCACACTAGACGTAAATAAAACGTTAAATATTATCAAAGAAATCACTGGCCCTAAGACTAAATCAAGCGTTAGAATGATTGACTTGGATAATAAGACGGTACTCATGCTACGGCTCTATAAAGCAAGACAATCCCAAATTGGGAAAGAAATGGGGTTGACCTATGAGAAAGTATTCTCTAATAGCTTTGATAAGCATATAGACGCTAGAATGCTTAGTTTCAGGTTAGTAAAACATTTGGAACGTGCTGGATGCCCTCGTTTTACGTTCCACGCCTTCCGCCACACTCATGCTAGTATCTTGCTCAATGCTGGACTACCTTACAAAGAGATACAAACACGGCTCGGTCATGCAAAACTTTCTATGACCATGGATATTTATAGCCACCTATCCAAAGACAATCAGAAAAATGCTACTTCATTTTATGAAAAAGCCATTGAAAAATTAAAAAGTTCCTAAAAAAGTCCATAAAATTATTATTTCAGTTATGGGAAATAGCTATATCAAGGAATTTTAGCAAGTTTTCCCTTTTTGTGTTAGAACATCCAAGTCACCTGACAAAGCCGTCTGAGCGCTCGTAGTCTGCGACTTAAACGCTTCAAGTCTAGCAACAGAATCCAGCCCAATCCGCTTAGCTTCCTGTGCAAGCAGGGTACTTGCGCCAGCATTTCGCAAAGCTTCCTCAGCCTTGTGCTTAGTTTCTTTCAATGGCCCGTTGTCAAAGCTATTAAATCGCTGATTGATAGTGTCAGACAGTTCTCTCTTGACTTCTTCAGCTCTGGCTTTGGCCAATTCTACTTGATCGTTAAAGTCTTTTTTGATTTTGTCGACCTTTTGGTCAAAATCTTTATCTGCTGCTTCAATCTGCGCTTGGATTTTTGCTTCAATGCCATCTTGTTGCTTTATCTGCTTGGTAATCGTTCCCTCGTACGAATACTGGGTATCGTTTCCAGCCTTACTATCTGCACTGATACGACCTCTCAGACCACCTTTAAAGATAAAGCTCTGACTTAAGACAGGAACTTTAAAAGTCTCTTTCTTGTTGGTCTGAATGGTTACCCACTGCCCAACCTCAAGTAACAAATGTCCTTGGTAGTTGAGATTATACGGATAGTAAGTTAGGTTTTTCAGTTTGTAATACAAGTCATTTAAAGCGCTCTGAGTCATAAAGACATTGTCCAGTTCCAAAGACCGACCTGTCTTCATACCGACTGTCAGAGACTTCTTGTCCGTCTTACAAGTGATACCAGCTATCTGATACTCAATCTCACTCTTGGTCAAGCCATGCAAGAAGTAACTGTCAGCGTTGATCGTGATATTGGACTCAGTCAAATCACGGATTTCCATCTTGCCTTCTCTGTTGAAGAAACAAGACATCCCAATCATCTGAGTCATAGCGCTCAGCATATCCCTAAAGGAAAGTTTCTTGCCCTCAGGAACTTGCTCAATATGATAACGCATCGCGCTGATTCCGAAATAGTCATTCGCTAACTCAATGCCTGTTTTCAGGCAGATTTCCTGAATAACCTCTCGTACTTCAGCTGGGAAATGCAAATCTGTCACATACTCACGATTGAGCTTAAACATACCATCCATAAGTTCAAGTGTGGTAGTGTTTCGGTTTCGGTCAATCTCAATATCGTTGATGAAGTATTCCCCCATCTTGACCCACTGGTAGGTATCCCCAACCAGTAGACCAATCTCAGGGTGCAGGGTATCCAGCTTATTGAACGTGGTAATGATACTGGTAAAGGTAATTTTACCGCTACCAGCGCAGGTTCCACCAGGCTTATAAGTATCGCCCTTAATGTAGCCATACTCAAAACTAGCCTCTTTGATATCCCGTGAAGCATAATCACCAACACGAATAGCCAGCGTCCTTTCCTTGGCAAACATGGCTCTGTCAAATTGTCGTCTAGTTAAAGCGTCCATTTTCTTACCTCTCTACCAGATTAAATTTAGCGCCAGACCAAGGTTTAAACTTCTCAGTAAAGGTATAGCTAGGAGCTGTCCTATCACCGACATAGAAAGTCTTTGTGACTTGGCCATCCATGGGGTCTGGATAAGATACCTCAAAAAATTCAGATGATACAGCATGTAAAAGCTGACTTAATTCTCCCTGAGTCATCATACCCCATTCACAGTCTAGTTTGCGTTTGGTCGTGATACGGTCACGCATCATGTCGCCATTGGCATTACGCCCTGTCTCTCCATCGATATCTTGAATACCGACTTGAAAATATTTGGGAGGCTTCACAGCCACCCCATTGATTGTCAATTGTGCCATTTAACCTCCTAAATCTTGAGCAAGGTTTGACCTGCTCGTTCATGTTCCTTGTTTATTTCTTGGATGGCTACCCGTCCGAACTCATGGCCTGCGATTTGGATAACGATGTCGCCGTCGCCAGAGAATCCACCTTGTGGACTAACACCAGCCATGGCATTTACTACCGCACTGCTGACTACTCGTCCAAGTGTTTGGATAAATCCTGTATTTTCAAGTGGTACGACCGCCTCTTTACCAGCTTCACCAATCATGGCGATTGTTGGACTATCGACGATACCACCACGGGCAAGACGAGGGAGGCTAACTGTACTTACACTACCAACCCATCCTAGACCAGGTAAGTTTCTGACAACGCCTAAAACTCCATTAATCATTCCGATGAAGCCATTGACTACATTTTCAATCGTTCCAAGAACCGCATTGACCGCACTCTTAAACGCTCCACCTACTGCCTCTCCGACCATCTGACCAGCATTTACGAAGATACTTTTAACAGTATCCCAAACGCCTTTAAAGAAGTCGCCAATAGAACTAAAAGCATCTTTTACTGCGTTGTAAGCATTAGTGAACATCTCACCAAACCAGTTTGAAACACTGGATAACGCATTAGTCACATCTGCCCATCTCTCGCCAAACCATGAACCTAGTTTGCTAAAGATGTTTGTTAAGCCAGTCCATGCTTTTTGGAACATGTCAGTAAACCATGCTCCGATATTAGCCAACGCACTAGTCACATCTGCCCAACGTTGTCCGAACCATGAGCCGATTGGTGTGAAGATATTAACGATAGCGTCCCATGCACCTTGGAATACACCAGAGAACCACTCTCCGATGCCAGAGAATATGTTTACAATGGCGTCCCATGCTTGCTGGAATTTCTCGCCAAACCATTGACCTATCGGCTCAAAGATTTCTTGTAGTTTCGTCCATAGACCGCTGAAAAATTCGCCAATCGCTTGACAAATACCACTGATAAAATCACATAGTCCTTGCCATGCAGTTTTAGCAAACTCAACAACAGTGTCCCAGTTTTGATAGAGCAAAACACCGATAGCAATTAAGGCTGCGATTGCTGCAATAATCCATGTTATTGGACTTGTCAAAACTGCTAACGCTGCATTAAAAGCCCATGTTGCAGCTGTAGCGACTCCTGTTGCAACAGAATGTGCAAATTTCGCCGCGGTTGCTAATCCCATTTTCGCTGCATGAGCAGTCCATGCTAGAGCTGATTTACCAAGTTCTAAAGCAGTTTTTCCTAGCTGTGCAATTGTTTTACCTGAATTGACCACAAAATCTTTTGCATATAAGGTGTTCAAATAGATTGTTTCACCAAAACTGACCAACTTATCAAATGTCAATGCTTTAATAGCAAGACCTAGATTCTTAATCCCTCCAACAATCAAAGAGACCTTACTACCTAACAAGCTGAATGCTCCTGCAAGTCCTCCAGCTTGTTCTGCCCATGATAAGAAATTAATCGTTTGCCAAGTTGTTATCAAAGCTACGATAGGTTCTTTGTTTTCTTTACACCAGTCAGAAAAAACGGTGAAACCATCTGCCACTAACTTAATAGCATCCGCCAATAGTCCCAAAGTGGCTAAAAGGCCACCTCCTAATAAATCTGAAATTCCTTCAATACTAACACCGAATACTCCTGATAAAAACTCAGCAAAAGGTTGCCAGGAATTCTCCCAGAGAATCTGAATAATGTCAATTAGCCCATTAAAAGCATTAGCAATAGAGTTAATAGCAGGGACTACATGTTCATCATAAACACGACTTAAGCCATCGCCAAATTTGTTAACAGACCTTTCAATGCTCTCAAATACAGGCGCAACAGTATCTAATAAACTTTGGAAGACTGATGAAATTTTAGGAGCGCTTGTCACAACGACTTTTTCAAAACCTTTAAACAAACTTCCTGCTAATTTACTACCAACTTCAACAATGGTAGATGTCAAACTCAACAGAGTTGACACAATAGCGCTACCGATACGAACCGCACCAGTTGAGGTAATGACGTCGTAGAAAGCACTAGAAAAGTCCTGAGCTATGTTTCCTACTGCCTCGGAAAGGTTACCAACATTATCAAACAAAGCGACTAGCGCCCTGATAATGCGTTCTTTTTGCCTTCCAAGGCCATTTGCAATACTTTCGGCAAGGAAAACACCGATACCTAGCCCGATAGTGGTTATTGAGCCTGTCACTTGCCCTAAAGCATAAGCAATTTTCTCAGCCATTCGGTTAAAGGCATTCACAACCCTTGGGTCAGTGACGATTTCTCCCATTGTCTTAGCTATTTGGTCTAAGGCAGTCTTAATGCGTTTTATACCTTCTGGTCTAAATGCTGCATCAAAACCTTTCTTGAAGAGGTCAAACAACCCTTTGAGCTTATCTCCAAGACCATCAAAAATGCTCTTGAATTTGTTGTCCATGTCGGTCAACTCGACTTCTGGCAAGATGTCTTTGAAAGGTCCGCCACCGCCTCCCTTTCCTTTACCACCTTTGCCACCGCCTCCAGAACCGCCTGCGTCGTCATCTTTTGGTTTTTGCAAGATGTTAATCTCATCAAATCCCAAAAGACCTAGCAACTCTTTAGCGGCCTTCTTAGCGTTTTTGGCGGAGTCTCCAAGATTGTCAGCAAGTCCTCCTGCTGAATCTCCAGCGTCGTCTACTGCATCAGCAAGGTCTCCTGCTCCGCCTGCAGCGTCTTTCATGGCGTTACCCATGTCTCCAACTGCTCCACCAACACCATCTTTCACTGTTGCTTTCTTGTTGAACATCAAAGCGATAAACTCAGCGAGTTTAGCAGTAACGTTCTTCAAGACCATCGCAAAAGAGTTCAAGACAGGCATAATGGCATTGATAATCGGTAACATAGAGTTACCAAGGTTCAATGCTGCGTCCTTCATCAGCGACTTAAATAGGCTGATACGACCATTTACAGAATTAGACAAGGTATTCCCATACTTGGCTGTAGCCTGTTCCAGAATAGCCATAAGGCGGATTTGTTGCTGGGTTTGGTAATCCAACTGTTGCCAGCTCTGTCCGTTTGCGAACTTCTTAAAGGCTTCAGTAGACTCAATCATAGCCACATTGACGTTGATTCCTAGGTCCTCAATTGCTTCGGTGTTCCCTAGCAAACCTGAGCGAATCCGCTCCATAACGTCTGTAATCGTGCGCCCTGAACCTTCAGCAACCACTGCCGATGTCTGCAACATCTTAGCGGTATAGGCGCTTAGCTTGTTGGTATCTTTGATAAACCCAGAAAATAAGTTTGAGTAGACCGCACCGTAGTTAGTAGCCTCACCCACACCCATGTTCATAGCGTTGGCGTTATCGTTAACCCATTTTAAGAAAGATTGCGAACTCTCGCCCATCTGGCGCTTGATTTGGTTCATAGCCGCTGACACTTCAAGAGCAGTCTGCGTTGAATACATCCCAACATCAAGTAATTTCTTACCAAGGATTGCAAAACCAGCGAACTTAGCTAGCTTACCAAACGCACTACCGATAGAGTTCGACTGTTCACGAACTTTGGCAGTGGCATTCTTCACTTGGTCAGATGTTCCTTTGACCTGATTCTCGACTTCTTTCATCTTCTTCCTGAAAGGCGCTATCTCAGCGTCAATCATGACTTTCAATTCATCAAGAGTTGCCATTTACTTCCTCCTTCCTTTTTCGATTATGTCTCTCTGCAAATTCACGCATCCGTTCCTTATGCAACAAAAGTGCTTGTTTCTGTCGTTCCAGTTCTACCGCTTGTTGTTCTTCTACAAATAACTCAGGCGCATACTCCCAGAACTCAAAGACCTTGGCATCTTTGGATAACAATAAGGAAACGTGGTTAGATATCATCTGCGAAAGTCTATAAGAGTCAATAATCTTCTCTTTACGCTCTTGGATTTTGACACGGTTGTAGCTTTCTATCATGTCTCTGATTTCAAGCACCGTTAAATCCCAAAAATCAAGAGGCTTGCCCCCGATGTCTAAAAACATAGGATAAAGCCTCTCAATAATCTGCGTTACCGTTAAGATTACTCGACTACTGTCATTTTCTTCTTGGAAGTTTTCTTGTCCTTGCTTCCTCGTGGAGTAAAACCCGATACTTCAAATAGCGGCATCAACACCTCTGTCATGAAGGTTGTTTGGTCTCCGCCATTGTCCACGTATTCATCGTATAAATCATAGACATCCTCAAGAGAATACCCATGTTCATACTGCTGCAAGGCTCCGTGAACTAACAACAACATAACTTTCAAAGGCGGTAAAGTGAACTCTTCGCCAGCTTCAGGCATGAAAATCTTCAGCAAGTTCATGCCGATTTTTTCTTCCACAGTTGCAGCTTGATGAGATGTCAAACGTAGCTTCAACTCTTTTTCGTCAGTAACTTTCCAAGTTGTGTATTTTAACGCCATTTAATTAACCTCCAATACCATCAGTAAATGTAAGATTAGACTGCAAGGCAATCTTAAGTGTGAAATCGATAACGGCATTGACACCGCCACCGCCAAGCTTAACAGATACTTGGCCTTCAAAAATGACCTTAGTACCGTCTGGATAAGCTTGTTCAAAGTAGAGTTTCTTCTTGTCGTCTGCTGCCTTACGCAATACACGATAAGGAGCAGTTGCGCTTGAATTATTATAAGAGAACTTGTACTCAAGTTCTCCTATGTCCCCAATACCAAACTCGTACTTCTTCACCGTATCTTCAAGAGTAGTATTTTCTACTTTTTCGAGTTCAATACCAAACTCTGGTACTTCCTTAAGCCCTACAAGATTCTGATAATTGCCTTTCGTTTCACTAAAGGCCAATTTAATTCCATTTGCTAACATGTTTAATTCTCCATTCTAAATTGAAAAACAAGCTCTGAGTCTAAATCAACGACACCTTCAAAGCGCATGACCTTATGTCTCAAATGAGACGGGTCTGGCACGTCTTGGCAGTCGGTTCTGCGTAAACCTAAAGACTCAAAAATCTTATTGATTTTAACAGCTAACTCACTAGTGCTGGTATCATCAAAGATATCCACCTTGTAGCGGATAGAGGATTTTTGTTCCTGGTCATCAAACCAATCACCCGGCTTGTTTTGTTCTTCTAAAAAAATAACGACTGGGAAAGTCTCCCAATCGCTAGGATAAGTATCAGTCACATTATCTGCAACCTTTTGCAATTCTTTATAAATAACAGGCTTGATATTAATCATTTTATTTGTTCTCTTATCTTTCTACGGACATAATTCGAAATATTCTTAGACACACGCTCTTGATTGTCTCTCAAAGCTGGATAAAGATAAGGCTGAGCAGGTTGACCATACATCTTGTAGAACTCCCCAATCTTTTGAAAGTGGTACGGTCCTACATTGATTTGGTCTTCATGCACATACCAAGGATTAGACTTGTAAGTCACGCTGACCTCTGGAGAGATACCCGAATGGTTAGCTTGTCCTATTGGTCCTGTTCCGAATTCAACGTAAGGAGCATATTTTAGATTAGTGTAAACTTCACCTATAGCCCTATCTCCGTCCATTTTTGCTCTAGTTTTGATACTAATTATAAGCTCTCCATCTCTCGCTGGTGCGAGTCTTCTTGCATCTGCTTGGACAACCTTTATAGTAGCATTGTGTACCGCACGTAAGACGATATCCTCGCCAGTTTTTTTACTAGCCAATCGTCTACATTTAGCTATAAGCCTATCTGCCCCTAGTAGCTCTGACACGCTCTAACTCCAAAACTTGATGATGTGTGTAGACCTTTTTAGAAATGACCTTATGAGTCACTTCTGTCTGGCTATCGATACACACACCATCTTTCACTTTGATAGTAGCTGATTTGTTGGCATTGGCATTCAAAATATCATTGACACGCTCACCATACAATTCAGATTGCAACTTGCTACTAGCTGGCCACAATTCAAGACGGACTGTCTCAGCTTCCTTGACATATCCTTCTTTTGCGACACCTTCCTCTGTGACAGTCTTTTCAAACCGTCGCATTGGATAAGGTTTCAGTCTACTCTGCTTCAAAAACATGGCCTGCCACCCTTGCTAGTCTGTGCATGCGGATACGTTGTAAAAGGCCCGTAGACAGGCCGTTTTCTCCGTAGACTACTGCTATACCACCTTCGGTTCTAGAATGCTCTCCTTCCACTCCTGAGCGGTTGTGGAGCTCGATAGCAACCTCAGGTATTAAGAGACTTAAAGCAGGTGTCAAAGATGTGCGATTAGTCTCTGACAAGATAAGATTTGTAGCCCTCGTTTGGAGCAACATGAGAAGCTGAGTATCTTCTTCGCCTGTCATTTTCTTCAGCAACTCTATAGACATATCAATCCTCTTCTAAAAACTCAGGTTCAGGGAGGGCTTCCTCAAGAACGTCTGAGATAGCGACACCATTACTGGCAAAATTGTCAGCCAGCTCGGCATATCGTTCCTCAGTAATCTCAAGCTCCTCCCCTACCAGTCGTTTCACATTTGATTCCCAATCATAGAAATCTTGTTTGATTTTAAATTTCATAACTCGGACCTATTTCTTACCAATTTTTTCTTTCCAGTTAGTTGTATCTGTGTCTGGTGCGGTTGCTGAATTAGAAATATCCTTAACCGCTACATAGACTTTATCGGCATGAGTTACTGATTCGCCTTCTTTGTAAGTTGTTCCAGTTTTCCACGCTTTAGCACGGTTTACAACTTTACCTTGTACTGATTTTTTAGCAGCAGGCTTAGAATCTGCAATTGTGATGATGTATTTCTTGAAGTGTTCAAGAACAAATGCACCAGTGTAAAGCAATTGCTCTACCAATTCGCCAAATCGCCCTGGAATGTTATCGTTGTACTTAGTATTATCTACTTGTACTGGAGATGTAACAACACCTGGAGCAGTAGCAAGGGCATTAACACCTTTCAGGAATTTAGAAGGAACCTTATAGACTGTGTAATCATCCAATTCACCAACATATCCTTTTCCAAGGACTTTCTTATCTGCGTCACCATGTGGTAGACGAACGATTTCAGACTTGATCGCTTTGTAGAAACTTGGAGTGACGAAGAGCAAGCGTTCTTTTGTAATTCCAAGCTCATCAAGTTTCTCAGACACATCAAGAACCGCATTATAAGCGTTGTTCGCTCCTGCTGTTTTACCCATGGCAACATTGTCACTTACGTTTCCAAGTGCTGCACCAAAACGTAGTTCATCAAGATACGGAGCTACTACTTCTGCCGCCTGACGGGCAATAACATAATTGATATTCACTTGACCATTAGAGTCACGTTCGTCCAATTGATCTACGAAACGACCCCAGTATTTTTCTTCATCAAGGGTATAAACCTTTTCTTCAACTTCAACGTGATCAAATTCGTTGTCTTTGTTACGTTTGTAGTCTTTCAACTCTGTTGTGTTACCAGTTGCTACTGTAAAAGAGCGACCTTGCAAGGTTACTGCATCGCTTGATGTCACAAGTGGTGTTGAATATGAATTTACTGCAAGTACATCCTCAATAATCCCAAGATGTTTCTTGCGTGATTCTGCTGTGTTTAATTCTTCAAATGCCATTTATTTTTCCTCTTTTCTTTTATTACAAGAAGTCTTTACGCCATTTTTCCGTGACTTCTTGCTGGACTGTTTGTGCATTTTTGATAGGTGCACTACCTTTCATACGTTCAGAGACTCCCTTCTGAACTGACTCTTCCCATGCTTTTTGGATAGAGGTGATAGATTCAGATACCGTCTCTGCGTTTGTCAAATCGACTACATTTACTAACTCAACAGGTAAGTCACGTTCACTTAGCATTGCTTTAGCCTCTGCGGTCAATTCCTTACGAGCAATGGCCTTTTCACGGTCGGCTAGTTCTTGCTCACGCTGATCTAACTGATATTTCTGTTTCTCATCAGCGTTCATCTTGGCGAGTTTCTTAGCTTCGTTTTCCTTGGCTTCTTGCTCAGCTTCCCATTTAGAGCGCTCGGCAGATAGCATCTTACCGATTTCAGCACGAGTGAAAGTTCGTTCGTGCTTTTCTTCCTGCACTGTATCAACATTTTCTTGAGTGTCGACAGTCTCAGTTGATTCAGTAGATACAGTTGCATTGATTTCTTCTGACATAATTGTCCTCCAGCGATTACGTCGCCACTCTATAATCTCGCTTTACGTCCGGCGACGGAACAGTACAGCTTTTAATGTCATCGGCACAGTTTGGACAATATAAAAACCGTACGGGATTCCATACGGTTAGAGCATAAGAAAACCGCCTCGATTTCGATGCGGTTAATTTTTATAGTTTAATTTCTTCAATTTTTGCACGTTGTTCTAGAATTCTTAAATAATTCCACATGGTTGAACGCTGACCTTTTAACAAATCAATCGGACATTTAGATTCAAACTCTAGTTGCCCTTTTTCGTATTTCCCAATCATCATATCTAACTTCTGGAATCGTTCTTTCAATTCGTAGTATTCTTTTTTAAATCTTTCTTTCCATTCTTCCATTTTTCTGTTCCTTTCTTTTAGGCTTCTATAAGGATAGTATCGCAAGCTATCACTGAAATTCTTTTTACTTCAAATTCACAATCAAGAAAATCGTACGGATAGTCTCCTTTCTGGGTACTAAAAAAGCACTTAGATCTCTCTAGGTGCTTTAGCCATATTGTACTTCAACTTCGTTCATGATTTCCGGTAAAGTTTTCCCTTCAATCTGTAAAGAAATCAAATCGTCAAAAGAAGATGCTCTATATTCGTCGTCCGCAATAATAACAACAACATCATAAATAGAATTAGGGAAAATGCCACATACTTGACCATTATAATTAAAAGAAGCGTCCCATCCATTATCATATAACGCTTGTAAATCATCTAATATCGCCATAATATATCTTGATTCTCCTTTCTTTCATCGTCTGTTAATTCCCTAGTACTCCTACTAACGAACTTACCTTCATCATCAAATACAAAATCATGAGCATGTTCTCCGATTTTTCCATAAGGATGACGTGCCGGTTGTTTATGGTTTGTAAAATGAACATCTTTCGTTTTAAAACCTCTAGCATCATAGTAAGTTCTACCAAGGACATCTCCGTTTGTAGCATTATGCTGAACTACACTATTAGGCAAACCTATTTTGCCAGGCGGAGTGTGTCCAATTGTAGTCCCTGATACACTTACTATTATACCATCTTTAATAGTTTTATCAAACGCTTTACGTTTAATAGACTCTCTATTACCATCCACATACTTGCTATACCACTCTTTATAAGTCATATCGGCAGGCACGTACTCAACTTTACCTGTCTCTGGATTCCT